ACCAAACGCCTGACACTCTCCGTTCATCGGGATCGCGGTGTAACTTATCTCGATGAGCTTCGACGCCCGCGTGATGAGCTTGGCACCGGGGTACTTCTTCGCTTCGTCCGGGGTCGGAGCACCCTTCCCGATCCGTTGAACCGTCACCGAGTACCCGATCTGGTGCCCTTCCGCGAGCGTTCGCACCCAGTCCCGCAGCGGGTTTGTGCCACCCTCAACCAGCGTTGAGTTACACACGATCCCGCGCGGGGTGTATTGGAACGATCGCCACTTTCCGACGCAGCTCAGCGCGTCGTAGTTGTGATCGACAAACATCGACTTGTTCTTACCGAAGTACGTCTTCCAGTCCACACCATCGGGGATGATGACTTCCTGTTCCAGGTCAACCGCATCGGTAGTGCAATACCCGCTGATCTGGAAGGGTTGCCCAGCCGCCGGGTAGCCCGCCGCGGTGTTGTGTTCGCCGTAAGCCTTCACGGCAATATCCGCGGGGTCAACGTCGGGCGCGATCGCCTGAACCCGCTTGCACGCCCTGTCTCTCAGGGTCGAAAGGTACTCGGTCCATTTCATTGTGTTCTCTCCTGTACCATGATCGAGGCACATGAGCAGTTCGGGTGAATGTCAGTAGCCGCCCGCACGTCCCGACTCATTGTGTAGACCTTGCCATCGGTGCCGACGATCGCCGTTCCGGCGGGAAAGAACGGTTCTCCGATCGGTGTTACCGTGCCCGAGAGCGCCGCGGACGCACCCTCGCACAGCCCGCACGGGTTGCCCGAAAGGCTCCACGTCTTGCCCTCAAACCCAAGCTCCTCGGCCTGCGTGAGCTTGCCGTATTCCTGTGCCCGCGCGTTCTCGGTTCGCGCGATTGTCTCGGCACGGGCGAGACTCACGTCGGGTACGCGGTCGGTCAGTTGCTGCTGAATCTCATTGATCGTCTGGCCCTTCGCGAGTCCGTCGTCGATCACGGTTCGCATCTGATCGGCCATTGTTTCGGTCACGCCCTTCACCAGCTCGAACGTGTACCCCTTCACGTACTCGCGTGCCGCGTCGGACGTGAGCGGTTCGGCATCCAAACCCGCCTCTTCGATGAACGATGCCGCGCCCGCGTTGAACGCCGCGGTAATGCTGGCCCGCATGAGCTTCTCCAGTTCGGCACTTGCCAGCTTGGAAATGTCGAATGACCCATCCGGACCGATGCCCGCAATGCCGCGGGTCAGGGCATCATTCGCCCATTCCTGTACCGCTCGGAAGATTCGCGTTTCGATGGGGTCAGTCGGACCGCTCTCGGACTTCCTCGCCCGATCGCAACCGCACGCACCGAACGCACCCCAGCGCTGAACGCGGATCAGTTCAACCGTGCCCGCTTTACGGCCAAGTCCGGCAGGCTTGCGGCCACCCTTTGCGCTGGGGCCATCGCCAGCATCTTCGGGTTCGCCATCGCCTCCAGCATCAGATGAACCACCTTTTCCGCGTCCACCGTTATCCTCACCGCCGCCTGTTTGCGTTTCTGTTCCTTGCTGATCTTCATTGGGCATTGCTCCAAACTGGTTCGGGATCACTACCGGCGGCTTGCCGAGCGTGTTGAGTTCATCCGGAACAGGCTCCAACCCCAGCACCTTGCGGTATTCGTTGAGGTAGCACGCGCCGGCCTGGAACGCAACCGCCACGCGGGCCGATTCGGCGGCAACGTCCTTGCCTACCGGGTTCTCATACGCAAACCACATCTCGCCAGGTTCAACACCGAACATGGGGAGAAGCCACTCGGTTAGGTCGTCCGCTACGCGGCATTGCCGCTCGTAGATCGCACGCTGCCACTGTGCGCCGCCCTCGGCAGCGTTGGACTGGATCGCATCGTTCATCTTCCAGATCGGGTCCGGCACACCCGCCGCGCGATAGATCGCCGCTTCGGCCTGTTGCAACCCCGGAAGATAGTTCATCTCATGCGGCTTGGCTGCGGACTGAATCAACTCCACGTCACGCAGAACCATCGCACGCCCAGCCGCCAGCGGACCGCCGCGAGCTCGCAACGCGGACTCGGCCTGCTTGATTTGTGCGTCCGTGTACCCGGTCGGTGCCTTCAACACCATGCCGTACTGACCCGAGTTCTTCCAGCGTGCAACTTCAGCCGCTACCGCCGCGTCTTCCAAGTCCCCATACCGCTCGATGGAACGAACCCAGCTCACGCCCTGCCACGGTGCGAACGGGTCAATCATCCACTTGCTTACAACAACCTCAGACGTAGGAACATACAGCGGGCGAATGTTCTCGCGCCCGTAGTTGTACCCGACCACGCCCTCGGCTTTGTCCAGCACAGGCCGCGTCCATTGCGGGTGCAGGATGTAGATCCCCGACGGCGTACCGCTGCCCGTCCACAGGTAGCAATGCCCGCACACCTCGCGGTACCAGTACACCAGTTGCAGAACGTCGGTACTCGACATCGCCGGGTCGGGATCGCGGATCAGGTCCAGCGCCGGGTGGTCGGTGATTTGCTCCACGTCGTCCGAGTCGGTCGTGTACGCCTTCCGTGCTTGCCCGTCCGTCGATCGGTACAGGCCAATCTCCCCGCGTGCCGCCGCCCGTGCGATCAGCGCCGCGGCGTTGAAGATCGACCCCGAAATAGCACGCGACACGCAGGCCATGTCCCGCGGGTTCGTCGTGTCATAACGCCCAGCAATCTCTTCACCCGTGCGGATGCTCGCACCGATGTAACGCTGCTCGCCCTCGTTCGGCGGTCGTCTTACAGCCTTCCACGCGTCGGCTAGATATGTCAGGAGTCCCATGTGTCTACTACTCCGATGTAACCGCCACCGCCGCCCGTGTCGATCGCCATGACCGCGTATCGAAGGGCGTCCATCGCGTGGTTGTCCGCGTCGTACGGCTCTTCCTTCGCGCCCTTGTCGCCCGCCTTCTTCGCCCACACGTAAGAATCAAACTCTTCACGCAGGCAGGTAGGTCGTTTCTGTTGAGCCATTGCCCCGTCATATTCTACCAGCGTATCCGCGAGTAAGAACAATCGCGGTACACCGTTCGCTCCAGGCACAAGCCGCGAACGTACCGCGTCGATGCCCGCGCGAATGTCTTTGCTCGCGAGCGTGGTGTGTACCCCGTGATAGTGCAACGTCTCCCGCTCTTGCCGCGCGTGATCGCTCACCGTCGCCACGTAGTCCTCGCCCGCCGATAGCCTGATGATTTGCTCTGCGTGTTTCTGGACGATCCGACCCGACATGTAGAGTTCGCGGTACACGTACAGCGCTTCGCCACTGTCGGCAATCCACAGGCAGACAAACGGATCATTGAATCCAAAGTCGATCGCACGGTACTTTCGCCAGTCTTTCCAGCCGGCGGGCATCTCGCGGATAACGTGGATCGACGGGTCAAACTCCTCGTAGATCAGGCCGTCCGCCGTTGCCCACTTGCCCTCTTTGAACCGCGCGCGACGTACACCCGTCATGCCTTCAAGGATCTTGAGATACTCAAGCCCCGCAGCCGTCCAATCCTTGCCGTCGTGCCATCGCGGGTTGTCTTCCAGCCGTGACAGGATGCGGACCATCTGCCCGCGGTTCGCGCGTTGGTTCAACCAGTGCGAGGGCGGGCCGGGGTTGCAATCGCTCATCATCTGGCAGAACGGAGTACGCCCGCCAGACAGACGCGTAATGCACTTCTCATGGTCGTGTTCCGTCGCCTCGGTCCACTCGAAGGCATAGATCCTGTCCCATTCCGACGACATGATCTTGTCCGAGTGATCCATTCCACCGGGTACAACGATGGACCCGTTGGGATAGCGGTACGCGTCGCGGTGCGTGCGATTGGCCTGGCCCATCCACGTCACACCAGCGAGAATCTCGTCCTCGTAGATTTGCAGCACGCTCTCGGACATGCTGGCCCGCGTCTTTCGGAGCAGTAGCTGACGCGAGCCGGGGTACTTCAACGCGACCGCGTGACACTTCTCTAGCAGAGCCCGCGTCTTGCCGGTTCTGGTTGGCCCTTCGATGAGCACCTCTGCCGCCCGCGTCGCGAACACCTCGCGGGCACCGCCGCGGACCACGTACCGGACTGGCTCGGTTGCTGTGGTCAGGTTGTTCCTCTCACAAGTTCCGCGTACCCGTCCAGCACGTATCGCGTGCCGTCCAGCCGGTACAGCTCGCAATACTTCCCGCCACCCATCGGCGGACCCGCGACGATCGCCGACGGTTCGCACCCTTCAACCCACCGGAACCGCTGCCCGTCCTGTGAGCCCCCGACGTGGACGAAGGGGAATCGGGCTTCCACACTGAGCTTGTGGCGGCGTCGGTTCATTGCGCTATGCTCCCGTACCAGCACCAGGGAGAGCATCCCCGGCCCGACGCCCGCACTCGCGGGCGTTATCTTTGGTCCTCATACCCCGCTCCCATCTGTGCCGACGATGAACCGCA